AGAAAGAATCCGGTACATTGTTCAAAGCTTCCTCAAGTCGTGAAAGATCACCAGCAGGAATTGATGTTGTGTTGTATCCCAGGTGCCAACGAATCTTTGACTTGAGGAAGTTATCAAGTTGCATTATTCAACTCGAATAAGATTTTCTTTGATAATTTCATCCCAATCAACACGCTTAATAGCTTTAAGTTGATCTAAACGGACGAACTTTTCGCCGGGCATTGAGGTTTGTAAATCCTTAATATCCCGTGCTGTTTTCAATCCTACTCCAGGTAAATGGTCGGCAATCTGCCGGGCACTCGCAGTATTGAGATTAATGCGAGTATCCAGTGGGAAAGTTTCTTTCTTGGTAGGAATAGGAGGATTAACGCCTTCTTCTTTAAGCTGCTCAGTGAGGCGTTCTTCCGTCCGATCCTTCTCATTGGTAGCACCGATGTGTGGAATCAGATCATCGCGTTCGATGTACAGAACTTCATCCTGTGCATCAATACACATCATGATCCCATCACCGTGGTGAGAAATCATTTCAACGAGTTGACCAGTTGGTTTGTATTGGTAGAGCATTCAAGAGAGATGACAACTACCAATACAATACCAACCTCAACTCAGCTAATCAATATAGATCAGCTATCGGTGCCACCAACCTGAGAAGCAAAATCAATGAACTCATTGATATCTTCCCAAGCCACAGCAGCAGCAGGACGCAGGTAGTTCACGCGGCAGATAATGTAGCCAGCTTTGCCAGCATCCTTATCGGTCGAGCTGATGAACACGCCGTCACCATCCACGGTGGTGGAGGTCACGCCGTTCACGTTGAACACCTTGAAGGTGGTGTCGGCGGTAACCTTGTAGAACATCGAGTTTGCAGCATCCTGATCGTCGATACCAGCAGTGGTAACAGCAGTCCAGAATGGCAGGTCAGCAACGGTGGTGTCGCTCAGACCCTGAGCAAACAGCGAGCTGGTGGCGCTCACGATAGAGCTAGCAGCAGCAAGACCGTTGGCTTGAGTCGAAGGCACACCGAAAGGAGCACCAGCGTTGTTAGGACCAAGCAGCAGACCTTCAGTGGAGGTACCACCGATGTCAGCAGTAACAGGAGCAGCAGGGAAACCAGCCAGACCGCCAGCGGGGATGTCCTGAGCAATGGCGATAGAAGCGCCATAAACGTAAGCAGGACGGGCGGAGCTAGCGCTCACCACCAGGGAAGTACGGTTGTCACGCACCCGGTCATCAGGACGACGATCAGGGGAGGGAACAGTGATATCAAAGCTCTTGAAGTTAGCTTTGTCAGCAGCGAGGTTATCGATTTTGACGTAGCCAATCAGCTCAAAAGCTTCAACACCAGGCCAGCCATACACACCTTCGGTGTTGTAGGAGGAGAGGCGGTTGATTTGGTTACCGGGCTGGAGAATAGCGCCAGCGTTAGACTTGTAAGTAGCCATTGTTAATTACCTCCTTCCTCAAACGATGGTGAACGCAGTGGTCACAAAGTCCTTGTTCAGGTTAGCAAAACCGGCGTACAGCTGCCAAATTAAAATAATAAAGCGGCTGAAATCGTCGTTATTGTTGATAAGAACCTGAGCGTTAGGACCGCCAATGCCCACACCCACGGCCTGAGGACCGAAGAACAGTGCAGGAGGAGTGTCGTGAGAAACAGCACCAGCGCCGTCGCCAATGTCAACGGTGATGGTCTTGGAGGGGAAGTTGGTGGATTCGAAGAAACGCACACCTTCAAACACGAAGCCAGAAGGCATGGTGGGTTCGCCGCCCACAAACTGAGCTTGGCCGTACTGACCACCGCCATAGATAGCAGCGTTGGGGTTCATGCCGCTCATCAGCGGGTTACCAGCAGCAAAGCCGGGGTAACGAGCCACTTCACGGAAGCCCTGATCAGCACGCAGATCCTTCATGAAGGAGGGATCAGCGATACAGCGGTAGTAGCCATCAGCAAAGACGGGGACGTTACGCTTGCGGAGGCTCTTCACCACTTCAAGCAGGTCGGTCTTCACGTTGAACTTATAACGCTCAGAGGCATACTCAGTAGCAGTATAAGCAGTCAGCGTGGTGGCGCCGGTCTTTGCTTTGTTGTTAGGATAGTAGTAACCACCCTGGGTGTCAGAGGACTGACCACGGGACTCGGACTTGAACAGTTCGTCGAGAAACACGCGGTCGCGCCAGCGGCGATAGTCATCCAGCAGGGTCAGCGAACCGATGGACTGGTGGAACATGTTGAGGTTCCCGGTGTCCAGCAGCAGACGCTGAGCGGTCATCAGAGTCTCACGAGCAATCTTGAAGGTGCTCGGGAGGTTGGCGTTGTTCGGGTCAGCAGGACCGGTGTACTCACGGAGAGACACCAGAACCTTATCCTTCACAATCGACCGGCTGTTAGCGGTACCAATGGTTTGATCCTGGGTACGCTCACGGTTGGTCTTCGTGCCGGGGTTGCCCCAGAAACGATAGCGGTCGAGCTGAACGGTTTGACCCGGCTGTTTGGTGAAGTCGTGGACAACTACAGGCTCGCAAGCCATTTCCACGATATAAGCTGGGTGGGGACGGTACAGCTCCGCGCCCAACAGCTTGGGAAAGTCGTTATCAATAAACATGTTGGTTATTCAGCGTAGTTTTAGCTGACACCGGAGATCAAGAAGATCCCTGACTTGTGACAAAGAGCCACGGTAAATCTGGGAACTTCCGCCCCATTAATAAAATTATAGCAATACTTACTTATTGGGTTTATTAATTTTGCCCCATTTGCTGGACAAAAGAACGTAAAAACCTACCTGCACCAAGGCCACCAAGTGCTGCAGCTGCTGGAGCTATTACATAACCTGCAGCTTGGAATGCGCCAGGGGCAGAAGAAACAGGATAACCAGCTTGGTTAACAAGGTTAGTTCCACGGCGAGTGGCTTCAATTTCAGAGATGATGCGTCCGCTGTTATTGAGATAATTCATCCCTAAAGCAAGAGAAGCAGCACGACGAGCAGAGGGAACTGCAGCACTAACACCAATAGTTGCTAGTCCCATCACGTTAGGATTAACTCCGCCATAAGTATGGCGTTGGATCCACTGGGGAATTCCACCACCTGCTTCAATGGACTGGTGACCTAACTCGTGGCCAAGTGTAAACTTGCTTGCTTTATCTACATTTAAAGAGATGGAGTTTTGTCCAATCCGAGAATAACTAACACCAGATGGTTGGAAGTTTGCAGTAACTTCTGGATCTAATCCTGTTTGCTTTGTGTATTGTTCAACAATTTGATTAAGAGCTGGCTGCTCAAAAGCAGTCCCTGTTTCTTGCATCCCACGCTGTTGATATTGTTTAACGGCACCACGCTGCAAAGCACGTGCACCAGCCATACCAGCTAGTGCAATACCACCTTGCAATGCAGTTTTAGCAGATTGGTTCACTCGGGATCAAAGTACGGTTCAACATCTTGGTACCCAGCAGAACGGTTCCAATAGTTGTAACTGTTAGGAGGCAATGGACCAATCCGTTCATATGGGTTGTAGTCCATAGGCTGTAGCGTTGCCATCTCAGAGCGGATTTCTGGAATCAACTGCTCTGTATATGCTTTTAGTTGTTGTTTTGCTTTATCAGCTTTAGACATCAGGACTCACCTTCAGTGCCGTTGTAATACATTGTTTCTGGTCCCATAGCAGCACGCAGTAAACGTTGACGCTCTTGTGCAGTTTTAACATCAAACGACATCCGCATTTGTTGCATACCAAGTGGAGAACCTGGTTGATTCAATGCAATGTAACTTGTTTGCAAATCAGAGGGCATTACGTTGCCACCCATAACACCAGGTTCTGCTGGTGGACGAGCACGTAAGTTAGTTGATTGATATCCCATCAATGCATTAATACCTGCATTAGCACCCATGCCACCAACAAACGCGCCGGTCATAGCAGTACCAGCAGCAGCAAGACCTACATCACGTTTTTTAATTGCACCTTTTGTTCCCACAGAAGCACCAAACTGTTGTGCTTGGCTGCCCATATTCTGAAGAAAATTCCCTACCTTCTGTCCAATACCGCTACCAGCTGATTCAGCAGCTTGCATTCCTGCTTTTGCAACTTGAGCACCTTTTTGTTCAATACCACGTGCAATACCACCACCTAAATAAGCAGCTGCAGTACGTGCAGATTCTGGAAGCATTCCCATATCTTTACAATAAAAAAGGGGCAGTAATCACTACCCCTTATTCTAAACTCAATTGTTTTTAAAGATCATTCCATTACCAGGAGTTTCTGGCGGAACACACCGGGATTGCGTTGTGCTTGCGACAGATAACGCCAGGCATTGGCGGGATCACGTTCAGCAACGTTGCCAAAATTATCCCAGAAGTTCTGCGAATCCATGTCGAGCTGAGGGCTCGGAGGAACTGGCATACTGGCCCGCTCCAGGGAAGGACTGTAGTATTCCTGTTCCGGATAAGCTTGCTGTTCTGGATAACCATAGGCAGGCTGCTCATCCTGCACTGGATAAGGACCATTCTCACCAAAGAACTCACAGGTGTAATCAGCTAATACGTCAGGATCGGTAAGGATCTTTTCGTAAGCCTGATGTTCCTGAGCCAGTTCTTCCAGCAGTTGAACAGCTTCTGTCAGTTGCTCATAGCGAGCAATCAGCGCATCTTCAACAGTGCAGGCATATTCATTGAGGACAGCAGGGGCATCAGCACCAAAGTGATCAATAACCTCAAGACTTTGAGGACTTACTCCGTTTGCCAGGAGTTGTTGCGTTGTTATTTCCTGCGATGTTTGGGAATAGTTGGGCGAGTAACCCTGGCTGGACGGATAGATCGGGGCTGCCGAATTGTTGCTGAATGTTCCGGTCTGTTGGGAACTGAAGCTGGCCGGGTCGATTCCTGGTGTCGGTCCGGACTGTTGACCCTGGAACGGGAATTGAACTGGTGAACTCAGGAGTGACACCACCCG